CTTTTGCCTTCATCGAACAAACCGTTTGAGAGGTCTGGACGACGTTTGTCTTAAGTGACATGCATCTAAGGATCTTCCCTAAGGGAAAACCATGCTTATAACGATTGCGCGGGTGGCCGCGGCCCTATTGGGCTCGCTCCACCTGTGTAATTGTTGTAATGAGGTCACTAGCGTGCCGGGAGTGGGGAGTAGACTAGGAATATTAAGTTATTCCGAAATGCTCTCGCCCCGCCATTGCTTGCAATGGCTGGGCTTGAGCGGGGGTCTACGATCCACCACCAGGTAACAATAGTGAAGCCTCTGGTTAACTGCCCCCTTGCATGGGGTGGCTGCGGCCCACTGAATGTGGAAACCGAAGTTTAGAGTTAAAAGCAAAAAGCCTCAGACGTGAAGTTTTGGATCTGACGGCCCGACCTGGTATGACAACCAGTGTGGGGTCTGCCTGATACCCGAAAGGGTACCAGTTATCAGGGAGCTTACGCTCCTTGACAGAAGTTAAATCTGTCATCCTAATCCTCTCCGTTGTGAGACCGTTAGCCGGCCATTAAACATCATGACTTTCAATAGACTTAATGCTATTCAGAGTTACGTGTCGAACGTCAACTTTAATGCCATGCTCGGAGTAAAATCCGGGCGACCTATGGTAAACTGGTTGATTAAAATCACCAGAACCATAGGTGGAACAGTTACCAAATCCCAAGTATTGGTTTTGATTACATTCTGTAGGTACTGCTACCAGCTTGGTAGAGCTAGTGGGATGACTTTCCTGGTGAAAACCCTGAAAGCCCATCACACAAACCTCCAACAAGCGATTGGTAAAACTCCACTTAGGGATATGACACCCATGGGTGTGCGATTCGCGAGAAACGCGAAAGGTTTTCCTCGAGTCATTCCGGTTCTTCATCGAACCTGGATAGCTCGGGGGTCTCCCTTCCATATTAAACTCTGGATGTCTCTATTCTCTGTTTACAGAGTCCTGGAGATACCAGGGCGATTAAGTGTATCGTCAATCGTTGATGGTTTTGCGGAGGGAACTAACCCTCTGTATTACCTACCTGCGTGGTCATCTTTCATTCGGGAATCCTTCTTGGTTGCCCTAGAGAAATATTTCTCTACGGACTTCCTTTGGGATTGTCTTCATGAAAGAAAAGACGCACTAACAACGTTGCCGGTAGTGCCTTACCAGAACCTCTCTTCTACTCCAACTCTCGCGGAAGTACAGGCAGCCTCAGTACTGGGGCTGCTTGCTACTTTTGCGACCTGGAGGGGTCATCGACTTCTTCCAGTCCTAAGGGACTGGCTGAGGGCGACATCTAACATCAGGTTTCTCAATTGGTTTGAGAA